GGAATATATTCTTTGTAAATTGAATATATTTCTTTTTTACTTTGAGGTGGATAAGATTGTACTTCATTTACAATAGGAAGAAAATCAATGTTCATGCTTAAAAAACGGTGTACCATATAACTGTTCCAAACCTCCCAATCTGAGTCTTTGAATGATTCCACAGAAGGTTTGGATGTGTTAATACACTTTAACCAATCAAATATAGATTTCATTAAATAAGCTCATCTTCTAATTCCTCACGCAATTCTTTAGGCACAGAATCCAACAAAATTTTATTGGTGGATGGGTCAAAGAATACAGGAATTGGAAGCAACGCATCTTCATCAGTACCTGTTACAAATTTAGATACTTTACGTAAAATTACTCCTTGTTGAAATACACTTTTTCCATCAAAATTAGTAACGGATTGGGTGTTTTTTAAATCAATTGGGGGTTGTTGTAATGGTTGATCCATAATTATTTATTATTTATTAAATTTGAAATTAACGACATTGTATTTATTTCCTTGTCGATACGGAAATTAGCTTTATATTGATGATCATTAACTAAAATAGCTACTGTACCTTCTTTGCCTGGTAAGTATTCAGATGATCTTTCATATAAGGTTTTGAATAGTTCTTCATAATCACTTACATTAGCATCAGCTATAATTTGGCGAATAGTTTTAAAGTTAGATTTACCTTTTAATTCATCAATAACTTTATCAATATAATTAGATGATACTAATACTGATTGGTCTAGATTTAACATACCATCTTGGGTAGATAGTTGGATAGTATTGATACATTTTCTTAAATCAGGATAGTATTGGTTAACTAGTGGTACTAAATCATTTATTTCATGGGTAATTGATTCTTCATTACAAATCCAATTTAAATGTTTAGCAACATCCTTTTTAGTTGGGGGTACAATTTTAAGTACTTGACATCTAGATTGTAAGGGATCAATAATACGCTCTACAAAATTACAAGTCATAATAAATCTTGTAGTACGTGAGAAAGTTTCAATTATGTTTCTAAGTGATGCTTGTGCCTGTATAGTAAGAAAATCAGCTTCATCTAAAATAACAACCTTAAGAGGTTTAAATGAGGCAACACTAGCAAAACTTTGCACTTTATCTCTAATAGTTTCAATACCTCTCTCATCGGAAGCATTAATATAGATTGATTCACAATCTAAATTATTAACTATAAGTTTAGCTAGGGTTGTTTTTCCAGTACCTGCGGGACCATAAAATATTAGGTTTTGAATATCATTCTGTTCTAAATACTTAGAAATTGATTTTTTGATATTTTCATTACCAACATAGTTTTCTAAATTATTAGGTCTATATTTTTCAACTAATAAACTATGTGTTTTCTGAGTACTCTCCATATAATCCATATGTTTTTACAGGTTCTGGCTGTATTTCCACTTCTTCACTACTGATGGCGTATAATTTACTTTCTAATGGTTCTAGTCTATAATGACCTTGGAAACCTGTTTTACGCATATAAGCTTCCAAAGCGTCAGTTATACTACTATAAACTAAACCACCAGGATCATCAGCTAACTGCCACCTGTCTCCAGGTGGCTTTCTATTAGCTATTAACAGTTTATTTTCTATTAATTCTGTTTTCATAATATACGAAACTATTTTGACTCAGCCACAGATGCTTTCTTATAATCTGTGATTACTCGTTTAATAGCTTGCGCTGCTTTTCGAGCTCGTGCTTGGCTTGCTTTTGTAGTTCCTACGTGTTCTGCTGCTAAGATATTGAAGTTTTCTTCAATTACCTCAAAAATTTCATTTTTAGTCATTTTTACTTTTTATTTATTAATTATTAATCTACATCATCCCCATCATGGAAGGATCCATTTGTGGGAGTTTAGGTTCATCACTTGGTTCATCTACTACAGTACATTCTGTTAGTAACACTGTACCTGCAACTGATGCTGCATTTTGTAATGCTGTTCGAGCTACTTTAGTTGGGTCGATAATACCTGCTTCTTTCATATTAACAGTTTCATCTGTCTTAATGTTATAACCAGCCCATGTACCATTTCCAGAATTAACTAAGTTATCAGCTAATATTTGCCCTTTAACATTATCAAACCCAGCATTAACTAAAATTTGATTGAAAGGTTTAGCACAAGCTTCTACTACAATTTGAGCACCTGTTGTTTTAGCTTCTATGCCTGAGGAAGCATATAGTAATGCTGTTCCACCACCTGGTACTATACCTTCTTCAATAGCGGCTTTGGTTGCATGTAACGCATCGTCAACTCTATCTTTTTTCTCTTTCATTTCAGTTTCAGTGTTTCCACCTACATGAATAATAGCTACTCCACCTACAAACTTAGCTAGACGCTCTTGGAGTTTTTCTGTTTCAAATGGTGTTGCTGATTTATCTAATTGTTGTTGTAGCTCTTCAATACGGCTTTCAATAGTTTCAACTTCACCTTTACCATCAACAATAGTAGTTTGTTCTTTACCTACTGTTACAGTTCTAGCTTCACCAAACCATTCCCAACTAAACTTATCTAGTTTCATACCTTTTTGAGTATCAAATACTACTCCACCTGTTGTGATAGCAATATCTTCTAAAACTAATTTTCTACGATCACCAAAATCAGGAGCTTTAACAGCACATACTTTCATTGTGCCTCTCATCTTATTAACAATAAGGGTAGCTAGTGCTTCTTGATCAATATCTTCAGCTATAATTAAAAGTGATCTAGCTTGTGATGATACACTCTCTAAAATAGGTAATAACTCTTTAACTTGAGTTAGTTTTTGATCAGCCATTAGAATGAGAGGGTTGTCCAGTACTGAGGTCATAGCATTATTATTGGTAACAAAATATGGCGACTTGTAACCCCTATCAAACTGTAACCCTTCAACAGTTTCTAGATAGGTTTCTCCGGTTTTTGACTCCTCAATATGAACAACCCCTTCCATTCCTACTTTTTCAATTGCAGTAGCAATTAACTTCCCAGTTTCAGGATCATTATTGGCTGAGATAGAGGCAATCTGTTCTAATTGTTCTTCATCTGAGATATCTTCTGCGATATTATTTTTAAGGTTATCGACTACTTCTTTAACTGTAGCGTCAATATCTCTTTTAATTTGGACTGCATTTTCGTTATTGTTTAAAGCTGTTAATCCTGCTTTAATCATTTCTCTAGCTAATAAAGTAGAAGTAGTTGTACCATCTCCTGCCTTATTTGCTGTTTGAATGGCAGCTTGTTTAACTAATTGAACACCTAACTCTTGATTGGGTTCTTTTAATGTAATTGACTTTGCAACTGTAACTCCATCTTTAGTTGATTGGGGAGCTCCCATTTCATTTGCAATTACCACATTTCGACCATTTGGTCCTAATGTTGATACTACAGCATCAGCTAGTGTATCAATCCCTTTAACTAGATTAGTTCTAGCTTCTGAGCCTAATATAACTTGTTTACCCATTTGATAATTCTGTTAAATTTTTAATTTCTTCATCACTTACTTCAGTTTCAGCTATTACCTTTTCAACACTTACATTTGAATTAACTTTAGCTAATACTTGATTTTCTGGGCCTACATAAAACTCTTCCCCATCATAAGGTAGCTTAGTAAAACCCATTGTAGGTAATACTACTTTATCTCCTACCTTTAAAATAGTAGCAATAAAATCTCCTGTGATAGTTGGTTTTCCAGGACCTACTGCTACCACCTCACCCATTTCATTTTTCTCTTTTCCTAAATCTGGTACTATGATATTACCATAAGTGGATTCTTCGTTTTCAATCGGTTTAACTATAACCGCATCAAACAATGCTTCTAAACTCATCTAATTTGTTGTTTATTTTATTAATATAATTATCTAAAGTGGTTTCTCCACCATCTAATTGAAGGTATCTACCAGCTGAAATTAAAGTGTCAGCTAGGGTAGGATAATAACCCATTATTGTTTCACTATTATCATTTTCTCTAATTAAATTGTAACTCCACTCATCTTGAGTAATGTGGTAGTTTTTTAGAGATGGATCTGTGATTTTGATTTTGTTAGACCCTTTTGGTCTTCCTTTAAAATTGTGATTAGCCATATAACTTATTTGTTTACGTAAATATACGAAAAACAATGCGCTAGGACACATTATTTTGGCAAAACTTTTATTTTATTTTTACTGATTTTGGTTTAGCATCTTCAGCTAATGGAATAAAAACTTTTAGTAATCCATTTGCCATTTCAGCTTCGGTAATTGATAAATCAAATTTGGGAGCTATTTTATACCCTAAGTCAAATGATTTTTTAGATAAACCATTGTAAATCATCCCTTCATGGAATTCTTCAGTTTGGGGTTTTTTATAGCTTACTTTAAGAATATCTCCTTCAATATCAATGTTAATGTCTTTTTTGACTAGCCCAGTTGCAGCTATTTCAAAATATAGACCTTTATCATCATGATAAATGTTAACAGGATGTGGTTGTTTGGAGTTTAATGCTGGTGCGAATTGTTCTTCAGCATTGAAAAAATTGCGGAATAAAATGTCGAAGGGACTTATGTGTCTCTCCATTAGTTCTAATGTACTCATATCATTTAATTTTATGCGTCCTAAGATCGCGGTTTAACAAAAACATAACAAATGTGCCCTAGCTACTATTGTTTGTTTATTATACATATGTGAGTTATTCGTTTCTAGCTATAAAATACTCACTTTTTATTTCTTCAGATTCAAAATCAATTTTTAAAATACCATCATCAGATAGTTTTAGATTACAAGTTTCTTGGTCTTTATTACTATTTAAAATATCCTTAAATATATCTGAGTTGAATGGAATTTCGATATCATGATTATTTATTTCCCCATTTCTAACTTGGTAAGTAATTCTATTTGAGAAGCCTGTATTATCACCAAAAATAAATTCACATATAGGGGTACCATCTAGGTCAGTGGTGGATTTGATTAACATTGAATCTACTTCTCCTAAGGCATTTTTAGCTTTAATTAAGGCATCAACATCTTCTTTTTCTAATATTAATTTTATATCCCATTCTTCAGGATCATCATACCAAGTATTTTTACCTAAAATTAAAATATCAGCTAATGAATAGGTTAAGTCATAATTTGTATCTTGTAGATGCATTTTAGTATAAACTGCTTTCATCTTTTCTAAAGATACCATCAACTCACCACTAGTAATAGATAACAGCTTACTTAATTTATTAGTATCAAAAATACCTAATTCAGCATCCTCTAAAGGAAAATTATTAGCTACTACTTTACATACTCTTCCTGCTTCACCTGCGTAAACTGTAAGTGTATTATCTTTAATTCTCCATTTAACCTGATTATTCAAACCATTCAGGTAATATTTTGATATAACACTTGTTAATTGACTTTTATTTATCATAATTGTAATATATGAAATTTATTTTATATCTCAAAGCTTTTCATAGCATCTAAATAAGGATTTAAATTAAAATTCCATCCTAAATCACTTGCAAATCCTTCTAATTTATTTAATAATATTGAATCAAATACTTTTTGTCTATCAGCATAAGCCTCTAAAAAATCTACTATTTTATCTGGCATTTGGTAGTCAAAAAATGCTAGTGCTTCTATTTTGTAGGGATTGTCTTTTAAATAAATCCACTTAACTTTATCAGCCATAGTGATTAGATTATATTTCCTATCTAACTGCCATAATCTAAGTAAATCGTTGTAACGAATAGCTGCCCTTACAGGTGCAGGAGCACCTTTTAATATCTCAGTAAACATTTCACCTGCTCTAGCATTTTTACCACTATATTTTTCTAACTTTTTTACAGCAGTAGGATTACCTAATTTAGCTAAAGGTATTTCTCCACCTAGTATTTGTTTTTTAAATACTTTAATTTGATCTATTATACTAGCTTTTTCTTCACCTTTTAGTACTTGTTGTAAAATATCATTAAAGAAATCCCCTAAAATAGGTGGGAAATTTGCTTTCATAAACTCTAAACCCTTAATATCTAAGGTTTCTTTAGCAATACCTTCCTGTTTAGTAATCCATTGAGCGTAACGTCTTGTTGCTCTAAAATAAGCTGATCTAATTACACATTCTGTTTTCATTTCAAGCCAATGTGGTTTGTCAAACCACCCATATTGTCTGGTATTGAAACAATCAACAGCTAGATTATCATAGTGTTCAGTAATAATATCTTGATAAGCTAAAGCTACACCTTCTAATTTTTCATCCTTTTCTTCATCTGAGAATGATTCAAAATCAGGGTATAAATGTTTTAAAATAGGTTCAGCGTTAAAGTAGTTAGAATCTGTGTCAACATAAGCACAATAATTCTCATCTTCTTTATCACAAATAAACCAAGGTGTTTCTTCTAAATGTTTCATTTATAATCTTTATAAGATTTTTCTTCTGTTAGAATAGACTCAGTTAGAATATTAATCTTTTTTTTTAGGTTGGACCTTTTATCATTAGTAATATAAACTGAACGAGATAATTCAATAAATTCTTTATCAAATCTATTTTCACGTTCACAATCTCTAATCCAATCTTCTATGTCCCAAAGCTGATCATTAATTTTAGCCAATGCTAAATAATGGAATTGTAATTCCCCACCATATATTTTAAATAATTCATTACATAAGGGATTTAGGGTATCAAATTCTTTTTGAATATTAACCAATTTATCTTTATCCTTAATTTTATCTAATTTTAATTCTAAGATTGAAATTTTATCTAGTAATTCTCCGTTTGATATTTCTATTTTCATAATCTAAAATCTAACATCATCTCCAGGTAATTGAATAACTCCCCCATCCCTTTCACCTTTAGAAGTTAAAATTTGTTCTTGGGTTTTGATTTCATAAGATACACCTTTTACCTTAAATTTCCCACCTTGTTTTAACATTTTTCTAAAAAAGTTTTCTTGGATTTCATTCCATTCTTCGCTGGTGGATATTATCTCCTCTTTACTAATTTCTTTCCCATTAGCTAAGATAGTCATTCCCCTTCTAATTGATTGTTTGCTTAATGCCATTATATTTCTAATTTTAATTCGTTTTTTAAAACTTTATTCATGTGTCTATTAGCTACTAGAGCTGATTCTTGGATAATACGGTGACCTGATAGTGTAATAGCTTCACTTAAAATAGATAAACTTAAGCTATATCTAAATGAAGGTAAAGCAGTAGCACCATATAAACTATTGAGTAGAATTTTCATTGTGTATTGCATCAAATGATAATAAGCACCCTTTTCTTTATCACCAGCAGTATATGCTTCTTTCATTTTACCTTTATAAACTTTACGTTCTTCAAACCACTTAGCTAGTACTGTAGATAGGGTTGATTGTCGATCTGTTGTAAACATAGAACCATTAGCTGATAGTGTTAGGTTATTTTGTTCAACCATGGATATTAACTTTCCAACATTAACTCTAGTTTGTTGACCCTTAGTATTTTCAACTAATAACCTTTCATCTTGATCACGTTCTTTTAAATCATTAAGACCTAATCTATTGTTACGGTCATCAGCGTCTACAATACGCCCTTTATAGGTTTCTCTACCTATATTTAAAGACATAATAATAGAAGGATATAGTGAAGTTAAATCCTCATCAAACATATATTTGTACAACCCTGCTTTGGGGCAAAAAAGGTAACCACCAGCGTATCCTTTTTTACTTCTAGGATTAGGATCTTTAGGAGGTGGAATTATATCTTGGGACAATAAATAAGCAGAGATTGCACCATCTTGAGTTTTACTATTCGCGTAAACCTCACTATAGTTATGTTTTCCTTTATGGGATAAGTTTTTAGTTAAAGCAATGTATTGGAGTTTTTCATCTAATAACTTTAGTATTTCAACATCAACAAAGTTGTATTGGATATATTTTTGTAGGTCTGTAGTGAATAGTTGGTCTAAGTTTCCATCATATTCAATTTTACCCATACCAACATATTTTTCCCCAATAGCATCCAATTTCCAACTTGGCTCATCTTTCCAACTATATTTTTTATGTAAGCGAATATAGTCTAGAGATTCAACTCCTATAATATCTACAAATTGATTACGTTTAAAAAAGTATTCATTACCTTTTTTAGCGTTTACTTTACCAATAGGGGATAGCTGGTCAGCCCATTCTTTCCCTAATACATTACACATTCTATAGTATAAGTAAGGGATATCAAAATAATCACTATTATAACCAATTAGAATATCAGGATCAATTTCGCGAAAACGTTCTAAAAACTTAGCTAATAACTCTTCTTCAGTTCTGCAAGGTACTATTTCTTTATTTTTAGCTTTAGTACGTTTTAACTCATTTTTATCATCACGAACTAAAATCACCCACTCATCAGGTGTTTTATCCCAATAAGCTATTGTAGTAATAGGCATAGGAGCTCTTTCAATATACTCCTCGGTTAGTGCTCCTCCTATTTCACACTCAATATCAAAAAATAATTCTCTATGGCCTGTAGATGGTTCATCATTAACTCCATATTTTTCAATTAAGAATTTTTGATATGGAGTAATATCATGAAAGTGAAGGTTAGGTGTGTTTTTATCCCACTTATAGATTTTACGAAGAGACTCCCCACTTAAACCTTTATGGGTTGCTTCTTCTTCAGAACATTCTTGATATGCTGGGTTATACCACTCAATCTCATCATACCCTCCTTTATCCCATAGGTGGATTTTATATTTGTTTCCTCCTAATCTTGTTGAGTAGCACTTCTTATACATTTATATAAATGTTGAGGGTTTATGGAACTTCTGCATTTCTTCGGATGTGAAAAATTGAGTTAGGTCAGGTCTAAAATAGTTAATTGATTTCATTACCTTACGATCACGTGTTCTGTAAACTACGTATTTCTCCTCCACCCTCTCATAGTGGCATGGCTCATTTTGTTCTTCGCTTCTCTGGGCGACAGTAGCCATGGCTTCTTCTTCAGTTGGACAAGACTTCGACATATTGCTGGCTTGTACTTCTTGATAAGCTGGCCATATTTTATTCTTAAGACCATGTAGCATAGTTGCGTTCCCCAAGGAAACATAAGTAATATCGCAAATCGCATCCAAAACTTCCACGATGTTTCCTTCTTCGCAAGCCTGTCTATATTCTTCCAATTCTTCAAGTATAAAGTCGTATACGAATTGCCATTCTTTCTTTTCTGGTATTGTTGGCTCATAATTATTAGGTTTTCCGAATGTTTTATTAAACGTTTCTACTTCATCTACGAAAGGAACTCCGTTAACCCAAACTGGTAGCGGTTCCATGTCTTTCATCTTATTCTCTGAGAATAAATTTAATTGTTTACTCATAGTTTGTTGTTTAAATAATCTTGCATTGCAATTGAATCATCCATTTCCCAAGGATAGATTAACCAATCATCTCCTTCATGTATTTCAGCATATAAATCAGGTGTAAAACATGAAGTATGAGGTTTGTGATGTAAAACAGCATGATATACTCCTGGTGATTCTTTTAATGTAACCCCACTATCACAAATGTCATCTACTACTAATGTATTTCTACCTACTATATCAGTGTAAGGTAATGAAAGTCTATGTGAAATCAAAACTGCTGGTATAAGTCCTCCTCTAGGAACACCACATATTGAGTCTATATTTGGGAGATCTTTTATAATTTTATCACATAGTTCCTTTACTAAGTCATCAACATCCCACCAGCTGATTTTTGTTTTATTTGAGTCTATTTTTAACATTTTATATATTGTGTCCTCCGTTATTAATTTTTAAACTATCGAAAAATTCTTTACGAGCTAAGTTTTTATTGTCTTTAAACACACCTGATGCTTTAGTAGTTATCATTGCTGCACCTTGATGTTTAACACCTCTACAACTAACACAATTATGAGTACCTACTATAGTAACAATAACACCTTTATTACCGTCTGTGATTTTATTTACAGCGTTATGAATGGCTGATGTTAATTGTTCTTGAATAGCTCCTCTACGACCAAATAACTCTACAATTCTATTTAGTTTGGATAATCCAATTACTTGACCACCTTCCCCTGCTATATAACCTATATGAACAACACCCCCAATTGTTTGGTGGTGGTGAGAACACATTGAAGTTAACGGTATATTACGTTCTATAATAATACCATCATAACCATCTGATGGGAATGAAGTAATAGGAGACATAGCTGTATAACGGCCTTCCCATAAATCATTCACATAAGCTTTAGCTACACGTCGGGGTGTTTCCATTGAATTAGGATCATTCCTCCAATCACATTTTAATGCATCTAAAAACTCACCATAAGCTTTTTCTGCTTTATCAATCATTTTTTCTTTATCTTCTTTTGAGAGAGGGAAACCAGGTGCTACTCCATTAGCAAACCCTTCTTTTACAACTTCTAACTCCTCATGGATTTTTCTACGTTCGTTCTCCATTAATATTTTTATTTGTTATTAATATAATAATTTATTTTTGGGATTCCAAATTTTTAAGTAAAGACTCTATTGTATTTTGTCCTTCATATAGAGTCCCTTTTTTATTTTGCATTCTAACTAAAGTTGGGTAGTATTCTATTTCAAAAGCATCAGCTATATTATCAAACTTATCACCTTCAATAGGATGGATTGAATCCTTTATGACTTTGAGTTGTGGTTTGATTACTTTACAAGCATCACAAGTAGGGGAATAAAAATAAAGATAAAAATTGTCTTTTTCTTTAAGAAGGTTTTCAAATTCTTTAATTGTCATTTATATAACTTTTTAATTTATCTAATAAAACTAATACTTCATCAGGTTCCATAGTAATAGCACAACATACATTTATGTTTTCTTCTACTTCTTCTAATACCTCTAAAGCTTCGTCTTTAGTCATCACACCTCTCTTTGGTCTTCAAAGGCTATAATATGTGGTCTCCAAGTCATTCTATAACCATTATCTCTAACCCAATCAAATAATACAGGATATGATTTAAATAATGCTTCTCTAGAATCACCAGCAGGCATAAACCATACTTTGTCTTGGGGAACTTCTAAAGTTTCAATACACTCCATAATTTCAGCTAATGCTCCTTCATCTTTACCATCCCATACAGGTTTAATATGGTAATCTGAATGGTATGCTATTGATTGTTTGATAGCATCATAATTAAGTCTAAGCCTATTATGAGTTTTAATCATCTTTTCATCTGTAATTTTTCCTTGAGGGGTAGCGACACCAACAATGGGAACGCTATTAGAAAACTTAGGAGAAATTGACAGAAGATTAATAGGATAATCAGTAGGAAGGAAATGAGATCCTTCAGTTTCGATAGTAATAAAGATATCGTTTTCATGTGCAAAATGTGTTAATTCATTTACTAAAGACGGATGCATAGTAGGTG